GCCGCTTCGATCACCCGTTTCGGGTTGATGTAGCCGTTAGGGTCAGCCAGCGACGTGATGTAGTCAGCTTTCTCTTTCGAGATCATGCGTCACCTCCAAGTCGGATAAGTCGGATCCAGTTCTTGCAACGCCTGTTCAAGCAATGCTGTAATTTCCTTCATTTTGTCACCACCTCCGAAGCGATCGATCAAACGCATGTTTCGGATGATTGCATCGAGATCTCGCGCAACATCGAATAGCCAATCCTCGTCGTCAAACTGCACATCGCCGATCATGCGTCACCTTTCGGGGTTGTTTTGCCATTTCGTTTCGCTGCGCTCGTGATCGCTTCCGGCGATGGCAGCTTCGGCGCTTTCGTCTTCGCGGGCTTGCGGTCGGTCTCGCGCCTGACCAGCTCGCTCTCAAACCAGGCAAGCAGTTCCTCGGTATCTTCATTGGACGCTACCGGATGCTCCATCGCCGCCAGTTGCGCCTTGCGGCCGTGTTCCTTCATCAGCTTGAGTAATCTCGGATCGTCCTTTGAAACTACTTCCCAGCTGCCGAAATTATACGTACCCTTGTCCGTCCGGCCGTCTCCGACCCCGGTGATATTGCCGGCATTTGCCATCAAATTGGCAATAAAGGCCTCCTTGACGATGCCACGGGTGTACTGCACCGTAACTTTGCCACCCCATTCCTTGAATATCGCGCGAGTTCGCACGTCTGGCGTCTTGTTGATGCCGGCCTGGCGCACAATCCGCATGTCGAGATATGGCGTACCGTAGATGTGCACGGTCTCGTCAATCACCTGCACATGGCGACCGATTTCCGCTTTGGTCGCGCCTGGCGTACCGAGCGCTGCCTGTGCCATTGCTTTCTTGAACGCATTCTCCGGCATGTGCACCAGTGTCGGCGCCTTATCGTTGCGGCAGCGATAGATCGAATCGCGGAATTCTGCCGGTGGATCGTGCTTCAATACCTGTTGACGCGAGGCGCGGTTTTGCGTCAGCGGCGGCAACAATAATTGCCCTATCGACTTTTTCGCCATTCGATTCATGAACAACCAGGTTTTGCCGAGAAAGAAGATCTCGACAGTTTCCTGTTCGAGCAATTGGATGGTGATCGTTCGTTCCTCTCGCTTGATAGCCATGCTAAGTTCCCTTCGTTGCTAGAATGCCGCGGATTGCGGCGGTGGTATCGGCGGCGGTGTTTGCGGCACCGTCGCCGCTTCTCTGAAGCTCGAAGCCTCCGTCATTTCAAACTCCAGCAATACGCGCTGTGCGAACACATCTTGCAGCGCCAATCGTCCGGCCCCTTGTCGGTAATGCGCGGCAGCAGCTCTTCGGCCTGCGTGGCGCGAATAATCGTCACCGCACGATCGCTGGCGGCTTGTGCCGCCACGGCATCGAACTCCACCGTCAGCGCCAGTAGATGGCAGCTGTTGGCGTTCTCGGCGGTGAACAGCGCCGGGTTTTCATCGAGTCCGAGATAGCCCATGTAGATCTGGCACTGATCGGAATAGACCGGATAGGCGGCGTGCAGGCCGTACTTCTCGAGCTTCTTCCAGCCGGATTCTCCGAGACATTTGTTTTCCCAAAGACAGGGGTATTTCAGGCCGGTAATGCGCGGACCGTCGAGCAGGATGCCATCGCAATGGCCCTGGAACATGCCGTCGACAGCACTGAAGCCACAACGCTCCGTGCCTCGCTCCATTATAAAACCGGCAGCAGCAAACGATGCTGCGATCTTGTCCTCCGAGGCGTGACCGCGGTTGAAGATCCGCCGAGTACGCGCCGGGAACACGCTCTCGCGCTTCCAATCGAATTGCACTTTGCGCAGACATTCCGAACCGATCGCAGAAGCGCCGAGATAATCCCGATGCTGCTCACGTTCCTCGATCAGCGCAGCTGCATCCAGCGCAGCGTTGAGCTGATCGTTGAGAACAGTCGGGACCGGAGAATTGAAATCAAGCATGAATACCCCCTCAAAACGGGATTAGATCGTCACCTAATTCCTTCCGGTCCAGCAATGGCCCGCCGTTGCGTGCGCTGAACTCGCGCTCAGCCACCGCCCGCGGTGTCTTCTGCGTCAGCTTGTCTTGCGCGCCGCCGTCGCGTGCCTTCAGCGCTGCATCAATCAGCTGATAAGCGTTCCACGTGAAACGAATGATCTGCTGCTTCGACCACTCGTTCATCGGCTTGTCCCAGGGCACGCCTTCAACATCGCCCAGCGTCGGCAGGATCGACGTCACCGCGCCTACCTCCCAGGGCGGTGGCAGCAGCCTCATGGCGCGAATGGTCTCGTCATAGCCGACGCCTTCCGCCACCGCCTGCTCGCTCTTGGTCTTGATCCAGTTGAACACCGCCCCCATCGCGATCCAGCCCAGCTCCAGCTTGGAGAGCGAGCTGATCGCAGCGCGGCTGTTGATGCTGCCCATGGCCTCACGCACGCCCTCGATGGCGGAGTCGGTGGCCTTGGTCATCCACTCCGCCTCGACGTCGCGCAACTTTTGTACCGGCCCCTTCACCCGCGGGCCCAGCCGGGCTTCTGAATGGTGCCGGGCTGCGGAGGCTGCGGCGCCGACCCAAACGTGCTGCCAATCGAGGCCACCGCCGCTGCCTGCCGCAACGTCTGCTCCACCTTCTTCCACGCTGTGCGGTCCGGCGTAATGGCCGCCTCCAGCACATTCTTGTCCTTGAAGCCGTCCTTGCCCTTCTCGACGCCGATCTTGGCGACAAAGCGCAGGCCATCAAGGTCGCCCCAGTCGTCGATTTGGCGCGCAGCCTTGGCGGCATCGCTCTGATCGTCGGGCTTGATGCCGCGGGCGCTTTCGAGAATGGCCCGGATTCGCGAGCCGGAAATGTCGCCGGCCTTCTTCTGTCCTTCGGTGACCCCGCCAACGGTAAACAGGGTCCAGAACTTGCGCTTGGCATAGGGGCCATCGACCACGGTGAACTCGCAGTCGAGCGCCTCGCTCTCGCCGGTCTTGCTGCGCTTGAGCATACCGCCCTCACCGGCGTTGCCTGGACGCACGTTGATCTGGACGATCGCCACAGTGCCATCGTCAATCAGACCCATGTCACGCTGTGGTTCGGCTGCATTAAAATCCAACATTGCTAGTCTCCTATGCTGCTTCGTTTGTGGTTGGCTGATGAAGGGTATGATCGACCGGATGGCGCGGCCCCTTGGCGGCAATCTTGGCCAGCAACCGGCCAAGGTGCGGCTCTTCGATCATGTCGAGTTTGCCGGCTCTGTCCTTGGCCGGGTAGCCCCATTGGTTGGGCTGATCACAGACAAAGGCACGAACTGGCTGGCCATCACCGAAATCAACGAAAACCAGTGATAGGATTTCGTCGACGATGCCGGGAAGTTCCTTCCCAGTCTTGGCACCGTCGATCTGCAGATCCCAGTGAACTTGCTTGAACTCGTCGATCTCCTTCTCGAGGATGCCGACAAAGATCACGTTCTTGCCGCGCGCAAACTGCAGCTGGTTCAACCAGCCGATCATCTCGCGGCCGAGCAGGCCGTAGGTGCCTAACAGGTTTTTCTTGCCGCGATCGTTGACGCTTTCCGGCTGTTGTTCGCACCAGCGAAAACAAAGCCTGGCCGCAACCGTAATGCTGTCGATGAAGTAAGTGTCGTACTTCGCCAGGTTGGTGTCGGCGAAGTCCGGTGCGATCGCGTCGTAATGCGCCTGACTGTAGACCGCGGTGGGTGGCAGCGATGCGTTGGCTCCGGTCAGGTAACAGGCCAGATTCCGACAACTATCCCAAGTGTCAGGTCTAAGGGTGTCAACATCTAAATCTTGAACAGCGAGGTCACCAGCCTCAAGATCAAGAAAGAGAGTGGACTTCGTGTCGAGCGTGCGCAGAAGAGTTGTCTTGCCGACGCCTGCCTCGCCCACAATCAAGGCCTTGACGCCGCGCCTTTCCTTCATGCGCTCACTGGCTGATATGATCTTCATGGCTTTGCTCCTGTGCTGTGTTTCTGTAAAAAGTTTTAGCGGCATAGAGCGCCAGCAGCGCGGCCTCGCCGCGCCCTTGATCCATCTTGCGTGAGAAGCGGCCAGCACAGGCCGGGAATGACCGGATCGCCAGCTCCCGGCATTCTTCCTTGCCGTCGGGTCCGCCCTTGACGTTCATCGCCTTCTTCCAGCGACCTGGCACCACCAGCGTCATTGGAATATTGAGCAGCGCCACCACGGTCCGCGCCGTGGCGTAAGCGCCGGAAAATCGCCATGCCTGCTTGACGCCGTCACGCGGCATCGGACCGACCTGCTCAATAATGGCATGGTCCGGCTTGTAGTTGCCGATCATATCGCGCAGTTCGGCGGCGTTGACTTCGCCATTGACCACTGGCATGTCGAATACGCTGACCGCATAGGGCAGATTGGTGAAGTAGAACGCGACTGCGCCGGTCAGGCCGGGATCAATGGCGAGAATGCAGGTCATGCTGTTGGCGCCTGTGGCTGGTCGAATAACGGAAGACCGCTGATTGGCATCACTGCTCGCCACACGTCGGCGTTCCGCCCCGACCGTGTCAGGCGCTTGCCATTCCATACCAACCAGCCCTTTTTCTTCATGTCGGAAAATCTGGCGCTGCAAGTTTGATGCTGGATGCCGAGCATGTCTCCGGCTTCCTGGCTGATCAGGCCGCCTGGATACTGATGCAGTAACGTGAGGATACGCAGGTAATCGCCGTGCTTGCGGTGTTTCATACTCTCGTGCGCTTCGACGCTGCGCGGATTGCCGCGGTGATAGTTAGCGGTGATGTCGTCGTCGTCACTCATGGAGTTTTCTCGTCAGCAAAATGTCGGCGGTCCGGTTATTGAGCAGCAGCAGATGGTCATGCGTGATCTCGAACTGGAAGATGGTTTCCGAATCCATGGTCTGGATCTTGAGTACCGGATGATTGGGTTCCGGCATGTCGAGCGTGACAAATCTCAGCGGGATAGAGTTCATGGCTAGCCTCCATCCCGAAGCAGCCAGTCCATTTCGGGCGGACCTTCGTGACCACGCTCCCAAACCAGAAAGCAAAAGTCCGTCTTGCCGCCGCCAGGCTTTTCACCGGCGAGAATCACGCGCCCTGGCGGCATCGAGGGCCGCGGCGTCAACAGCCAGACGCGCCTTAACGGTGTTTTCCGAATCCAGCGCGCGGCGTTCAAGCGCGCCAGCGGAAAGACCATCGCAACCTTAGCTCGGGCCAGCTGGAGAGCACGTATGGCGAACGGCCGCGCGATCTTGAACGGCACGTTGGTGACGATGTTGTCGTGCTGTTCGTCTGGGCCGGCCAGGAAATCGTGTGGCGTGCGGGTGGAATCCCAGCCGCGATTGACTAAGTCGGAGCCGTAGCCTTTAAGGCCAGCTTTCAAGGCGCCGATGACGATGCGGCCCGTGCCGCAAGCGGGATCGTAGACTCCGCCCTCGAAATGCTCTTCCGCGAACAGGCGTTCCGAGACCCAATTCGGCTCAACATAAAAATCTTCGGGGTCACGTTCCCATATATGACTTTGTCTCAGGCGCAGAGGCATCGTCATCAGCATATCTCCACCGCGGCCAACAGCGAAAAATCAGCAAAGCATTTTCGTCGCATGATGTTTTTGGGCCCGAACTTATTGGTTCCTCGAATGTGGCCTTCGGCATCGATATGCATACTCGTCTTGCACGCCGCCATTGCAACGTAGGCAATCGTTTTTATGTCCAACGCAACTAGAGCGACGATATCGACGTCATCAATTGAGTAGGCCCTGGCATCTGTTTTACCAGAACACAGGCGGCGAGGACGCGTTACGTTAAACTGATAGCAAACTCTTGAACCTTCTCTGGCAGGCCGTGCCTTTGCTAAAGAGGTGGATTTGACGGCAATACGAATTAAGCGGTTATCATAATCGGCCACGACATCATAAGGCAGCCCTTGCGCGGCTAGAAAGGCGCGATGACCTTGTAAGATCAGATCCGCGCATACAAGGTGTTCACCGGCAGCTCCAATTTCAGTTTCGCGTTTGCTCCTGATTATTGGCGCGCAGTCGTCTTTTTCACGTGCCCAGACGTGAGCTTTGAGCGGGCGGGTTTCCAAGGTGCTCATGGCCGCCCCCGTTCATGCATCAGCCGCCAGTGTTCTGTGCAGTAGTCGCAGCCCTCGAGCGGCTCGCGGCCGCAGAACATCAGCGAGAGCTTTTCTCCGAACGGGTAGCGGCAATGTCCGGGACCGGCCTCGAGCAGCGAGACCAGCCTGTCGGGCTCGATCGGAAGCGCCGGGTCGACCGGCTTGATGGATCCGGAAAGCGAATGCTTGCGCCGTTCGATCGGCCTGGCCGGCAATGACGCACGCGGCTTGCACAGGATGACGGCGGGCTGTGGCATCAACAGTCCAAGCCGACGTGCGCGACTGATCACGCTGTTGCGCGTTATTGGGATGCCGAATTGCTCGGAAAGTTCCTTCGCAATAACGCCACGGCTGAAGCGCTGCGGCGCCAGGCACAGTTCAATCAGTCGATCGTTCAGACCATCTGTCTTGCCCCATGGCCCATAGCTCGCCGCTGCAGCTTGCATGGTTGCTCCATGGTGTTCAAGCGGCCTCTGGAGAAGTCTCGGGCTGCGACGGCCTCTCGTCGCTCTCGCGGATGATGCGGGCACTTTCCTGGCCGGAGCTGGCCATTTCCCTGATGGCATCCATGACGGCTTTCAGGGTCGCCCACTCGTCGCGAGCCTGCTTGGCGACCTTGCGCCAGTGGTCGCGGTCCTCGACCAGCATGATGCAGCGGTCCTGTTCATGGTGCAGGTCGTTGCGGAGCTGAACGATGACGGCTCTGGCATCGGTAAGGTCGTCGACCAGTGCGTTGATGTTGGCGAGTGCGGTGGCGTAGTCGTTGAGCGGACGGCGCGGTTCAGCCTCGTGGGCGACGGAAAGTTGAGTGACGGTCATTGAATTTTTCCTTGTTGTTATTGCTTTTTTAGAGAGCCGTGTTCGGTGAAGGGTCTTCAGGGGCTTGCGGCGAGACTTGTCTTGAGGCGAGTCCGCGCCCCGTCGCGACGCTTGGATGCAACCTTGCGAGACTTTTGAGTAAGAGAGGGTTTTTGAGCAGGACGAGACTTTGAAACTTTTTCTCGCATTTTCCACAAAGGTGGATGCGCGCCGTAGCCGAGCTTCTTCAATTCGTCAGTCATGATGACGAATGTATTGGGTGGGAATGCCTCGAAGAGATTAATCCAATTCCAGACAGCTTCCCGGGTGGCGGAGGTCAGCGCGGCAAGCCGCTTCGGGCCGCCCAAAACCTTCACAACATCAGCTAGTTCAGTCAGAATTTTCATTGGGAAACCGCCCCGCCGAACGCCGCGAGGCGATATCCTAGGTGTCAAATAGCTTGACAGTCAAGCTTGCCGTCAAAATTTTTGACTGGTCCGGGAAGGAGGAATATGACCGATAAAGTCGCGCAATAGTTGTGTTCACAAAGTAACTTAAGACTTTAGACTTTCGGACGATTCCAAAATTCTGTTGGCACTCTCATTTTTTTTGACATATGTTGAAAACATTGCAACAAAAGCCAGGGCGAAGCGATCCGGCGAAGACTCGTTGTCATCCGCACCCATGTCACTGGCAACAATCAAAGCGAGTTCGCTCGCAGGCTTCGCATTGAGCGAACCCGCTGGGCAAATTTTGAACTCGGATCTCCAATCACGCTGACTGTCGTGTTCCTGATCCTGAAAGCCGTTCCGGGCGTAACAATCGAATACATCATCGAGGGCTGCCACGACCGCGTTCCCGCAGAGCTGAGCCGTCGACTTCAGTGGCTGGAATCAGAACTATTTCCTTCTTCCTCCTCGCGGTCCGGCCACAAGACCTGATCGCCAATCACTTCCTGACAAGCAACATCTAGTATTGCTAGGCCGACCTTCCGAGTACTTGGCGGCAATTCCATTGCAATTCTTTTTCCTATTAGCCGGATTTCCCGTGCGTTCATGACATCGCCTCCCCGTCTTCGGAGATGATTTGATGGGTGATGGTCTTGTTTCAATTTTCTTACAGCCAGATGAAAAACGATAGCCCGGTTTTTGAAATAGGGCCATTGCTATCTCAAATTGAATTGCAAAAAATAACTGCATGGTCCGTTCCGAAAAGACAAAAGTTGCCGACAGTCGCTCGTGCGCAGTAAGGTTGTTCTGGTTTTGAAAAATCACTTCGCAGATTCTGCTGACAACAGCGGGCCAATCACGGCGAAGGCCTTCGACATGATCAATTCGAATCGGTCGAGGTTCGGTACGCGCAATGCGCGCTTCGGTTCCAGATAATATTTGCCCTTGATGCGTTGGATCAGGCCGTGCTTGATCAAAAGGTTGAGCCTTTTCAGGACGGTCGAGCCAGGTTGCTGAACTAGCCGCGCAATTTCGCTCGCGGTCATCGGGTGACCCTCGGCATGGCCGAGCATCACAGCTAGAATGACGAGGATCAGATTACACTCAGGTTCTTTTTGCACCAGATCCGGCGGGAACATGTTGGCATGAAACGCTAAAGTCAGGTCGATGTACATTCGCGCAAGCGCCGCGCGTCCTTGCTGGATCGAGATGGGGATCGGCAAACTTGCTGAATGCGGATGCAGCTTCATTGCCTGCACCAGTTTGCTTTAAATCGCCTCAAGGAGGATGGAAACGTTTGTCCGTTTGATTTAGTTCAAGAGAACATCAAAAAAGATTTTTGATCTGCCCTGCACAAGATCTATGGACGGTGGTAAGATATAGACGGATACCATATTGGTAGTATGGCGACTGTCGGTCTGTCGACCGGAGATGGCACATGTGGCAAGAGGCCACATGTCAAACAAAAAGAAGAATTTACGTAAATCGTTTGCCGCGGATCTGCGGACCGCACGGGAAGCCAGCGGGCTATCCCAGGAAGCTTTGGCGCACGCCGCCGACCTGCACCGCACCTATGTAGGTTTGATCGAGCGTGGCGAGCGCAACATCACCATCGACGTCATAGAGAGGCTGGCGCGGGCGCTGGGGTTGGAGGCAGAAATACGGATGCGGCGGCACTAGCTCAAGCCGTATACAATGTTCGGATTTTTTCGTTCAGCTTCAGATTTAGGTTGGACCCGTCAAATTTTTTGACTATGCTTCCCTCCTCGCTATAAAGAGCAGCGGGGGTCACATGCCCGATCAACAACGCACCCGTTGCTTTCCAAGCAAGATCTTGATGATCGCAGGCGCCATGGCGTTGTCCGGCGTCATGGCCGGTATCGTGGCATCGCCGCGCGATGAAGCCCCGGCGGCCTCAAGGCCGACAGGCGTAGTCAGCGTAGTCAAGGCGCAATTCGAAGAGCGCTGGCAAGAACCTGAACCGCAGCTGTTGAAGAAGCAAGACAGGCTTCCGCTTCCAGTGCGCGAAGCGGATTGGCGGCCGGCTCAGGAGCCCGGGCCTATCCCGAAGCATCCGGAGTCAGATGTGGTGCCTCCGGTCAAGATGCCTGCGGTCGTTGCGGTACCGAATGAGGATGACGACATCGGCCGCAGGCTGGTCAGCCGCCGCGCCCATCGCGCGCGCGATATCTGCACGCGCCACCACATGCATAAGGTGCCGATCCACAGTGGCAAGTCATGGCGGTGCAGGAAATGATGAATTTCTGGATTGGATTCGTGCTTGGAATCTGGGCGGGCACTTTCCTCGGCGCAGGCGTCTGCTTCTTTTTCGCGGGTGCTCGCGCGCTTGATGATCTAAGGAAGGATCAATGATGGGTTTTGAGAACATCGCTAACTGCTATCTCTGCAACAAGCCGCTGGACATTACCGACTTGCCTACGCCTTGCTTCTGCGGGGCAGGCTATTTTGCGATCGAAGTTCGCCGCGGCGGGGTCGTCGGTGTGCATGAGCAATGCATCGATGGCCACAATCGCATGCTGTCGCGCGAGGCGTTCCTGCGCGTGACGAACCGCCGGGTTCAGAACAGACAAACCGGATGGTGACAAAGCCCTACGATCCAGCGTGTTTCGAACTCGCCGAATATTTTCTGCGGGACGAGCCGTCCGTCCGCGGAGATCCCGAGCTGTTTACGATGTGCTGCAGTGATTTGGCGTCAGAAATTCAGGACGCGATCGAGAACTGGTTGTTTGCACGAATGCCGGCGGAGCGCAACGAACCATGAATGAGAAGCTGAAAGCGACGACCCTCAACATCACCGACGCCACGACGTGGGAAGACGTCCTGCCAGAGCTGATCGCCCTCCTGGTCGAGCCCACCGCCGAAGCCCACACCACCGCCATGACCGAGCTGCATCGCATGGCACAGTTGGCGGATCGCAGCGATGTGTTGGAACGCACGGCGCGGGTCGACGCTTCAATTGCCAAGCAGCTCAGTCAGTCAATGTCAATCAACGCCAGGCTCCAGGCTCGCGTCAAGGTGCTGGAGGCGGCGCTGCGGAAGATTGCGACCGACGAAGGAAGTTATCTTTATCGCGAGATTGAAGAAATCGCCCGCGCCGCGCTCGATAAGGACACTGGGAAATGAGCGACGAACGTTCGGTTCTTGAACTCATCAACCGCATCGAGGCTTTGGAAAGCCTCTCGCGCATTGACGCCTCAATCAGAGCTGAATTTCTGGATCATATTGAGGCGCTGCAGGCGGCGCTGCAATCCGCTCAAAATACCCTAACAGCGGTGGAGATTTTGCTGAAAAACCAGGACCGGCGTGAACACGAAGAAAAAGTATACGACGCCGTCAGGGCGTGCGCCGGGATCGTCCGCGTCGCGCTTGAAAAGGACACAGGGACGCATGAATAGATCGGGGCAACATGACGATCATATCTGGCTGACCGTGAACGGTGAAGCATGGGCGATCAGAGCAATTGAACGCCGTGATTCATGGGTGTTTCGTTTGTGGCGTGGGTATTACCCTGAACTGGAATTTCTCTCGGTAGAAGTAAAATCCCCCGATTGGGACAGCTATTGCGAAGCAGCCATCAAGATGCTGCGAGACGCCCGCGCCGCGCTCGATAAGGACGCAGGGAAATGAGCGCAGATCACGAATGGCGTATAGGCAACTTTCACGACATTGCAAAATGCCGTGCCCGCATCGAGGCGCTGGAGGCAGCGCTTGAGGAAGCTCGTCAACTAGTCGCTGAAGCGAATAATTCGCTGTACGGCTCACAAGGATATTTTCATTCAATGAACGGCGGTCCTTTCAACAAGTGGCATCTTGCCGAAGGAATAGAGAACCTCAAGACAATAGCCAGACGTGATGCAGCCCGCATCGAGGAATTGGAGACGCTGCTTCAAGCTCCTACAAAAGAGGAAATAGCCCTGTATGCCCGCATCGAGGCGCTGGGGGCAGCGCTGCGGGATGCGACGCTGATACTAGAACAGGCTCAATGCTGCATCATGCAGGAAACGCCGGAAGATATGACATTCGGTGAAGCTGAAGACGATACGCTTAGCAAAATACGTGCGTTCTTGAACCGCGCCGCGCTCGATAAGGACGCAGGGGACGAAGATCAGGTGGCGGCTGCTGTCAGGCTCCCTCGAACACCGCGCAGGCGTCGATAGAGGGAGACCCGTCGGAGCCTGCGCTCGCGGACGGGGCCGTGCTGGATAAGGACGCGGGGAAATGAACCACCTATTCCCGACTGACATGATACTCAAAATCGAAAACCGTCTTAAGGAACAGGCCGACCGCATCGAGGTGCTGGAGGTGGCGCTAGCCAATGAGCGCGAACGATGCATTGCTGTCTGTGAAAGCTGGATCGGTACGTTTCAAAAGTTCGAACTCAAGTACACTGGTGCCCGCGAATACGCCGTGGACGCTATTGAGGACATCATCGAAGTAATCCGCGAAGGCATTGATCCCCGCGCAGCGCTCGATAAGGATGCGGGGAAATGAAATCAACCCAAGCAATGCGAGATAGATGCCGCGAGTTGTCAAAGCCAGATCGTGACGATTACGACCGCGCTGTAATCTGCATTCTTGATGATCTTGAGGCGCTGGAGGCGGCTCTGCGGTACGTTATGTCCGTCACGGGCAAAATGCTGCCCAATCCTCTCTCGACGTCTCTTTATAACGTCGCCCACGCCGCGCTCGATAAGGACGCAAGGGAATGATGACATTCTTGTTGGGGCTTGGTCTTGGAATATTTATCGGCACCGTCATCGCCGCGGTTTTTCTGGCCTTTTTAGCCGGCGCACGTAGCCCTAATTTGTCGAAGGACCCATGACCATGACCGACTTGAAATTTCGTACCCACGAAAGCGTCGTCTCCGGCCAGTGCGACGAAGATCTGGCGCGTACCGTGATGGTGTTTTCGATCGGAAACGCGCCGTACTTCAATCGCAAGGCGTTGGCGATTGCGGTACTGTCCTGGCGCGCCCTGAAGATCAGGCCGTCGACCGCCATCGTAATTCACGTCGGCGGCTATGACGAGGACTCGCGCGAGTTGTGGCAGATTCCGGAGGTCTGCAGCTTCATTTGCCGGTTTTGTGAAAAAACCCAGGCGCACAAACATCCCGCGATGGATCCAATGTCGCGTAATCTGTTGCTGCTATGCGGCGCCGATCCGGATCTGAACGTTGGAGTGATCATGATCCCCATGGAGGAATCCAACCGGCAGACGCAAGAGTTCTTCAAGTCGCGGATCAAGGAATGATTGGCCAATGGACTATTTGGATATTTGGCGAGCCAGTCAACAACGCCGGCGACCTGACGAGGGAATGGCTTGTCAGAATTGGTCGCCAGAGGAGGTCGACAATATGACAGATGATCCACTGCGCTACTTCGCCCTCGTTTTTACCGAGGATAAGATGGGCTATGCCCACGACTATTATCCGGAAGAGAAGGCCACGGTTATCAAGGAGTATGGCGAAAATATTATCGGTGATTTCGCCACCAGCGAGGAGGCTACCGACGCCGTCTGCCAATATCTCAGGCTTGTGGAGTTGTGTGCCAATGCCGCACTCGATAAAGACGCAAGTCCATGAGCATCATGACCCGCCTGCCAGGCGTCCCCGATCGCGACGACGTCAAGCCCGGTATGGCGCACTTCGCTGGCTCTGGTCCGATCGACACCACGTGTGGCGATTGCGCGCATCGCTCATACTGGCGTGCCGGGAAAGGAAAGTTCAACAAGCAGACGGGATTGATCGAGGAACGCCGCGTGCGATCGCAGGGCTGCAAGATGTTTCTGGTTTTCACTCACCGGCACGGGCCGCCGGTCAAGAAGGAATGGGCCTCGTGCAAGTTTTACAAGGAAAACTCGCCAAAATAATTTTGGTAAACGAGTGAAGTAGGATATGAGCCATGTCTAGCGAGCTTAAACTTGAGACTGTTGCCAAGGATACACCGTTGCGTCTTGAGGTGGCGGCTGGACTGGCCTTTCCGGACGGTTCTATGTCTGTCAGCGCATTGAGACGTTTGGTGGTGGCTCAGAAACTGGGCCATGAAATTGTAGCTGGTAAATATTATACGACGCTTGCCGACATTGAGGAGATGAGAAAGTCATGCCGCGTCCCAGCAAAGGTCCGCACCTTAGAAAAAAAGAGCGACCCGGAAGGGCCGCCATGTGGATCATCCGTGACGGAGACAAAGACATTGGCACGGGATGCTATGAATCTGATCGCGCTGGAGCTGAAAAAGCACTCGCCAAATACATCCTCAAAAAGCACGACCCGTCCAAAGCGCTAAAGAACAACGATCCAAACACCATCAGGATCGTGGATGTTTGCTCGCTGGAAATCCAGCACATTGCCAAGCGCGACATCAATCAGATGTACAAGAACCAATTGATTTCCGCAATTCAGCGTATTGGCAATTGGTTCGCTGATTACACTATTGGCGATCTCGATGGCGCATTGCAGGAGCGATTTACCAAGGAAAGATTGGAATTAACCGGCGCATCTGCCTATCGTGATTTGAAAATGTTGCAGGCGGCTGTCAATCGCTGTGTAAAGAAAACCAAGGGCGGCATTCAGGCAAAATTCAGTGCTACTCTGCCCTCCGCACCAAAGTCGCGCGAGCGTTACCTGACCCGTGACGAAGCTGCGAGGTTGCTTTGGACCGCATGGCGCTATCGTAAGAAAACCAAGAATGCTGGTAGCAGGGGACGTCATACCTTGCGACACATCGCACGTTACATTTTGATTGGCCTTTATACGGGAAGCCGCAACGGTGACATTTGCAATGCCTCGCTTATTCCGGCGCTTGATCGCGGTTACGTCGATTTGCAGCGCGGTATCTTCAAACGTAAGGCCGACAACAAAGAAGCTACCAGTAAGCAACAGCCGACGATTCCCATCCATCCGAAATTGCTGGCTCACATACGGCGGTGGCAGCGGTGTGGAGCTTCCAGCCATTCGGTGGTCGAATTCATGGGTAGGCGTGTAAAACGTATTCATGATGGATGGGATACGCTCATTGAATTAGCTGGTCTTGAAACCGATGACCCGCGTCGCAAAGTCGTCCGCCACACGCTGCGACATACCGCGATCACATGGTATCTAGAACGCGGTGTCGATATCGAACTGGTCAGCCAGTACTGCGGTGTGTCGGTCGCCACCATCCGCAAGACCTACCGGCATGAGACACCGCGCACGTTCGACAACCTATTGAGTGTTAAGCTGCGATAGTACAACCGGGACCACGTTTCCGGGACCGTTTCCGGGACCGCGAGCCACTAACAGCAGAAAAATCTTATAAAAACAACCAGTTACAACTAACCCGCCGATAACGGCGGGTTTGCGTCATTATAGGAAAATACTGCGATTTCAATGCGCTTTGTGCCGCTCGGTGTCCGTTATTGCCACCCTTTTACGGGGGTTTCCGGGACCAATCCGGGACCGCGTTCTGTGTTTGTTTGCTAACACTAGCGCCGTTTTTTCTTGCTACCCGCAGATCGCGGCTCTTTGAACTCGACGAGGGTGCGCCTGCTCTCATGGACCATGAAGAGATCGGGCCGCAGTTTTTCGCGCGAGATGCCGGTGATCGCTTCGACGGCCGGCATGCGCTCAGCCGGGATCTTTTTCCACTTCTGAACCGACTGGACTTTAATTCCGAGCGCCCTGGCCAGCGCGCTCTCCCCGCCCACCTTCGCGGTCACCATCTCGACAATTTCTTGATTCGTCCTCGTCATGGGCCCGAACATAGGCTGATACGACGTCGGGATTCAACCAGTCGTGGCAGTTTTTCCCCTATCGCGCGGTGACGTGGCCCGTAAGAATACTGCCTACAGACATCGGGTGTTTACAGACAGTGTCTGTAGGTCTATACCCCCCATTCATCGCGGCCAGCCAATAATGGCGCAACCCCCGCGACAATGGAGACTAAGATGACTAACGTAACTGCAATACACGCGCGTCCGGCGTTCGACCTGAACGATCCCGCGACGCTCGTGCTCGATCTGGCCAACCCCAAGTCCAAGGAAGTTCTCATTCTCGTCGAGGCTTTCGAGGAGGCGATCAAGGCCAATATTGAAGCCAATGCCGATCTCGGACCTCTCCCGGTCATCACCGGATGGAATGAGATCACCCCGGCAATTGCGATCAACCTGTTGCTGCGTAATCCCGGTGGCGCAAATCGTAAAGTCGATCCCGGCACGATCTTTTATTACGCAAACCAGATGGCGAGCGGTAAATGGAAGGCGACCGGCCAGTCTGTTCTTGTGGATGCCAACGGCATTCTGATGGACTCGCAGCATCGTCTTTACGCCTGCGTGATTTCCGGTACGACGTTCAAGACGTTCGTTGTTACCGAGATCGAGCCGGTGCCCGGTCTGTTCGCCTACATCGACAATGGTCGCGCGCGTACTGCGGCCACCGCGTTGCAGACGGCGGGCCTGAACGGCGTCTCGCCGGTCATCGTCAAGGTGATCAAGATCGGCGAAGAGGTGAGTAACGGCGTCTACAGTCCGTCAGCCGGGCTGACGAAGTTGCCACGGCTGTCTCCACACGATGTGCTGGAACTGGTCAACAAATATCCGAACGCTCGCAAGGCGGCGCGCTCTGCTTCGTCCGATTGGGATGAGGCGGTGGCTTTGCTTGGCGACCGCAAGGATATCGTTGCCTATCTCGGCATGCGGATCACCGACCTGCATGGCGAAGAGAAGGCTGACGAGTTCTTCGAGGAGATCTCGCGGCCGCTTGCCGAGCACGCGGCTGAGAGCCCCTTTCACGCCCTGCACAAGCTGGCGGAAAAGGATAATCGCTCGGAGAAGGCGATGAAGCCGCGCCATATGCTGGCTGCGATGATCAAGGTATTCAATGCGTGGTATACGCAGGAGCCGCTTGGTCGCCGCTGGACGTTGCTGGTCGACGAGGAATTCCCGGTCATTACGACTGGCGAGCAAGCCGAGGAGGCCGCCTGATTTGAGCGAGAGAAAGGCGGGCAGCAATGCCCGCCTGTTTCGCGCGAGGCGGAAAACATCATGAAATATCATCCCTATAGCGATATCTGGCCGCTGATGAGCGGTGAAGATTTTGAGAAGCTCAAGGCCGACATCAAGGCCAACGGCCTGCGCATGAATGTCATTACCTACAAAGACATGGTGCTTGACGGACGCAACCGTGAACGCGCCTGCGAAGCAGTTGGCGTGACGACGCGATATGCAGATGCCGGTGTGAGTACTGACGATGATGCGCTCAAATTGGTAGCGTCGCTCAATGAGCATCGTCGGCATTTGTCGATCGCACAACGCGCGTTTGCTGCGGAGGCACTGGCAACGCTGCGGAATGGCAGTAATCAGTATCGCGCCAAGGAACAGGGTTGTTCGGCCGAACGACCCTCTAGTTCCGACACCAAAACCCTGCGAGATGCCGCCGATCTCATTGGCGTTTCCTATGGCTCTGTCGCGCGGGCACGAGCAATTCGCCAGCACGGGAACGAGAATGACGTTGCAGATATTGTCGCGGGTCGGAAAACGCTTAATGCAACAGCTATCAAGGTTCGTGCCCTAAGGAAATCGCGCACAGCAAAACCGCAACCGTTGCCGCGTCCCAAGCTGGTTTCAAACACAGTTGTGAACCAGCCCCCCAAGCATCTGACACCAAAAGAGGTCGATCCTGAATTTTGCGGCACAGCACTGGATTTCGCCGCCAAGTACGGTCACGTGAACCAGCACACGGCAGAAGAGTATGCCACGATGCGGTTTGACGATCTGGTGTCCGACATGAAGACGCTCGTCAAGAGGTGCCGCGAATTTCCTGAACGGAAAACTGTCGATTCCAACTGGCTGCGCAATCCCAACCCACGCAGCGTCGCCCAGTTGACGGAGGCGCTCGACTACCTGCGGCCAAAGATCGCCGAAGCCGAAGCCCTTCTTGCGCGCGCGGTTAGTGCGTTGAGGGAAAAGAAATAACCAATTTCATCACCAAATCTTACTTGCGATCCGCCCGGCCAGCGTGCCGGGCTTTTCGTTTTAAATTATCCCAAATAAGATGGCCGGCAGGAGACCATAAACATGCTGGAAAACGTCAGTTGGCTGGACAAGCTGCGCAAGGAAGACCACGCCCCCGTGCGCGATATCGGCACCATGGGATGGCGCTACCAGGACGGCAAGCGGATCGGGTTCGCCTTCGGTAATAAATTCTATCACGAAGACGGTCA